TAAAGGAAGCGGGGCATACAGAGGTCGCAGTTGAAATAGTTGATTGGACAGAAGATCAACAAAAAGAATTTATTGTAAAGGATAACGTAGGATATGGCGAATGGGATTGGGATGACCTGGCTAACAATTGGGATGCTCAAGAGTTAACTGATTGGGGTTTAGATATACCAAACTTTGAACAAGAAGTATTAGAGGCAGAAGAAGATGACTTTGCCGTTCCAGATGGCGGAATAGAAACGGATATAGTATTAGGCGACTTATTTGAAATAGGCGAACACAGATTACTTTGTGGGGATAGTACAGATAGCGACCAAGTGGCAAAGCTAATGAATGGACAAAAACCAGATTTTATACATACAGACCCTCCTTATGGTATAAACTACTCATCTGAAAATAGTGGCTACAAAACAAGCAATAAGTTTGAAGTAATTAAAAACGATGAAGAAGGAGTTGACATTGCTAATTTGTTTTTATTTGATTGTCCTAAAGTTGTTTGGGGTGCAAATTGTTTCCCAAATAAATTGCCTCATAGAGGAAGATGGGCAGTATGGTATAAAAGAGGCGAAGGAGCAGAAAAAGCATTAGGAAGTCCTTTTGAATTAGCTTGGATAGATATAACTTCTGGATACGATAGGTTTTATAAAATAGTACACGGAGGGTTTGTAAATTCAGATGGTGGTAAAAGATTGCATCCTACACAAAAACCAATTAAATTGGTTGATGAAATTTTAAATGATTTGGCTAAAGATTCTAAATTGATTTTAGATTTGTTCTTAGGTTCTGGAACTACAATGTTAGCTTCACACCAACTTAAACGCAAATGCTACGGTATGGAATTAGACCCAAAATACTGCCAAGTAATTGTAGATAGAATGAAAAAACTTGATCCGACTTTAGAAATAAAGAAAAACGGACAAGCGTATATAAAAACAGAACAATAACAGAATGAGCAAAGAACATTTAATACCATTTAAGCCAGGCGAATCAGGTAACCCAAACGGGCGACCGCGTAAATACGTCAGCCTATTAAAAGAACAAGGTTACAAACTAAGCGAAATAAACGACACAATCCAAGTAATGATGTCTATGGATATGGACGAGTTAAAAAAGGTTTGGGATAATCCAAATGCTACGATATTAGAAAAGACGATTGCCGCAGCTATGCGTAAGTCTTTAGAAAAGGGCAGCCTGTATTCTTTAGATACTTTATTGACCAGAGTATATGGCAAGCCCAAAGAACAAATGGACATTCAGCAAGACACAAGGATTGAGGTTGTATTTGTTGAAGGCAAAACTATTCTATGAGGATTGAGCTACCAAGTCCACATATAAACCAAAAGAAAATATTAGAATGCGACAGGCGTTTTATTGTGGTTATGTGCGGAAGGCGTTTTGGTAAATCAGAACTATCACAGATACTATCAATCAGCGAAGCAATCAAGGGCGGTCAAGTTGCCTACATAACGCCAACCTATAAATTGGCAAAGGCATTCTTTGAAAGGCTTACAGCTGCACTTCCGTTTAAAAACAATATCAGCAACCTTAAAATCTATTGCCCTAATAACGGATCAATTGAATTTTATACAGGGGAACGATTAGACAATTTAAGAGGTCGCAAGTTTCATTTAGTTATCATAGACGAGGCGGCATTTATCCCTGACTTAGAATCAGGGTGGCAGAATAGCATACGCCCAACGCTAACCGATTATCAAGGCAGAGCGGTATTCCTATCCACGCCCAGAGGCAAGAACTTCTTTTACTCAATGTTTATGAAACAAGGCGAGGCTGATTGGCAGTCTTTTAAATTCAGCACCTATGACAATCCATATATCAATACAAGGGAAATAGACGAAGCTAAACTGCAGTTGCCAGAGGTTGTATTTGAGCAGGAGTATTTAGCAAACCCTTCGGAGAATAGCGCAAACCCATTCGGGAATGCATATATAAAAAACTGCATCCGTCCTATATCAAGTCAGCAAATTGTAGCTTATGGGATTGATCTTGCTAAGTCAGTTGACTTCACAGTTATCATAGGGCTTGACAATGGGGGTAACGTGGCTTATTTTGACCGCTTCCAAATGGATTGGCATAATACTAAGGAAACAATTAGAAGGCTCCCTGCTGCGCCTATATTAGCAGATAGCACAGGTGTAGGCGATCCTATCCTTGAGGACTTAAAAAGGGAAGGAATAAACATAGAAGGCTTAAAGTTTACAAGTCAATCAAAGCAACAATTAATGGAGGGCTTGGCACAGGCAATCCAACAGGGCAAGATAAGCTATCCAGAGGGGGTGATTGTGGACGAGTTGGATATATTTGAATATCAGTTTACGGCTAATGGCGTAAGGTATTCTGCGCCTTCCGGATTCCACGATGATTGCGTTATGGCTTTGGCTTTAGCCTGGCAAAACTTTAACTATAAAAGGGGATCAGGGCGATACGCCTTTGCTTAATTACCGCTTATCCTTTATATTTACCGCTTATCATATTTTTAAATAAATATTTATAAGATGTATAAAATATGTATAAAAGGTGTATATTTGAATCCTAAACCAAAACAAACAACTATGAACAGATTGAAAACCTTACAGGAAAAAAGAAACGAGCAATACAAAGCGGAAAGCCTAAGTGGAAAATGGTTCTGGTATATTATGGGCGGTGCTTTATTACTAACGGCTTTTATTGAAAACCTTTAATATGAATCACGCAAGTTTATTTAGCGGGATTGGCGGTTTTGACCTTGCCGCAGAATGGGCAGGTTGGAATAATGTTTTCCATTGCGAATGGAATCCATTTGGTCAAAAAGTATTAAAGCATCATTTCCCAAATTCAATAAGTTACAATGACATTACTAAAACAGACTTTACTATTCACAGAGGAGAGATTGACATTCTCACAGGAGGATTCCCTTGCCAACCTTATTCAACCGCAGGACTTAGAAAAGGGAAAGCCGATGAAAGACATCTCTTTCCTGAAATGCTTAGATGCATTAAAGAGATTAAACCAAAATGGATTATTGGCGAGAACGTTCGTGGACTTCTTAGTTGGAATGAAGGGATGGTATTCAACGAGGTGTGTGATGATTTGGAAAGGGAAGGCTATGAAGTCCAACCGTTTCTTATTCCTGCTGCAAGTGTCAACGCCCCGCATCAAAGACAAAGAATCTGGTTTATTGCTTACGCCAACGACAAGGGAGGAAGTACAAGATCTGGACAAGTTCAAAGCGAGAATGGAAAAATATCCGAATGGAACGACAATGCCGAATTTAGCAACACAGATAATAAGTATGCTTCCAACCCCATCAGCATTCGATTGGAACACAGCCAGGAAAGAGGAGACATTTATAAAAGCACAGAAAAGACACAAGGAGAAAGGAGTCAATTTACAGAATCCATTGAAGCAAATGGCTACAATGGGATTGCTTCCAACGCCACAAGCAATGGAAGGAGACAAGATAACTGGTTTAGAGAATCAAGATTCATTAACCAAAAGGGCAAGACAAATAAGTGGGATAACTTCCCAACTCAATCCCCTATTTGTGGAGGAGATGATGGGCTTCCCAGAGAATTGGACGGCATTACCTTTTCAAGATGGCGAAAAGAATCAATCAAAGCCTACGGAAACGCAATAGTTCCGCAAGTTGCTTTTGAAATATTTAAAACAATCAATATATTTGAGGAACAATTAAAAAACCAATAATTATGCCATATTCAACTTGCTGCGGAGCACATACCAACTTTGAGGAAATAGATATTTGCCCTGATTGCTTAGAACATTGCGATTGGGAAGATGAGGATGAGGAGGAAACATCACAAGAGGAATTAGAACAAGATAGGGAAACGGAACGCTTATTAGAACAAGAAAAAATAAATAAGTATGACAAAGAATAATTATTTAATGGGGCAGGAATATATGATCCGCCTTGAAAATGAGTTGCTTATAGAAAGGATTGCAAAGATTGAAAAGGAATTAGGCATCAAGGAAAAAGAGAACAAAGATTTAAGGATTCAATTAAAAATGATTAATTTAGCA